CAGTGTTTGAATCCACACGAAAGGACGTGCCGAACCTTTCATCCTCAAGCGGACGGATCGGTAAAAATTGAGATGCTTCCGTACCCCAATGTTTTGGATCGGATTGATTCTAAGGAAGAGGTTCGCGTACAGAAGTTCGCGAACGGATCGTTCTCGGAGAACGATGATCTGTTTACGCCGGCGGGGCCACCGCTTTCTTCGCCGAAAACCACGACGGGCAGCACTTCTTTACCTCGGCCAGAGCCACGCCCACGACCTTCCCGGCCTCAGCCTTCACGAGCTTGACCGCCTCAATCACGTAGGGGAGGGATACATCGCACCACCCAACAAGCTGAGTCTTCTGCTCCTCAGTTAGGGGGGATTCACGAATAGCCTTCTTGACCTCGTCCACAATGAACTTCGCCTTGTCCTCGTCCGAGCGGTCGGCGAGGATCTCCACCTCAGCGATCTTCTGAATCACGAACTTCAGGAGATCTGACTTGTTTGCGAAGTCAACGACGGCAGCCTTCGCCACCGCCACCACTTCGGCTGGAACCGCAGGAGCAGGGGCAGAATCAACAGGTACGGTGATTTCAGGAGCAGGTGCAGGTGCAGGTGCGGGCACAGGTACAGGATCGGACGACATCGTCTTTGTGTTTAATTTTAGGCCTTACAAAACTTTCAATAGAATAACTCATGGAGATCTCCGATATCGTGTATCTCGCCTTTTCAACTATCGTGGTCATCGTGATTCTTCACGTTGGGGTATTCTGGGTGTCCCGCCTCATCCAGCCTCCCAAGCCGAAGATTGTCTACGTGGATCGTACACCTACCCAACCGATTGTCCCTGAGGTAGTATCGGCACCTATCCTACCCACTCCGCCTCCCCCGCCCCCGCGCGAACTCCCGCCCCCGCCTTCGCTCCAGAAGGCGACAGTTCCTACGTACGATATGCCGCCACCGATTGTCCAGTCGAACAAGCCGAATCCAGCGGCTCTCCCTCCCCCCATTGAGACACGAGACGTAGATCGTGTAGGATTCGCGGGAGGAAAGGCGGCACCGCCCCAGTAGGCGTTTTCACGGTAGGAGATATACTAGGTAAGAATGAACCGGCTGAAGACTGTGTATCGCTGGGACCCAGGGTTTCGTATGACCCGTCAGGGGAACGTGGGTCCCTACTCAGTAAAGGCTCCCCAAGGTGGTGGAATTCCCGGCTGGCTGTGTCTGACCCGCGACGAGTCGTCAAAGCCAATTGCGTTTTGGATTCCTCGGAAGGAGAACCCTGTTCCTCAACCAATTCGGGTGGTATGGGACGAGCGGTGTTTTGAGGATACGATTTTGCGTGTTGAGTATACACCTACGCATGTGTACCTAGCAGATGCGTGGATGCTGAATGGAACCCCTTTGTTTACCACCACTACGTTCAGTAAGCGTCAGGAACTACTGAAGTCTCTATTTTCCATGTATACCCCGTGTCCAGAGTTTGAGACTCGGGCGATCCGACTTCGCGAGGATGTAGAGGATATCCGGGGGTACGAGTACTATAATAACAGCGAAGGCGAGAAGGGTATTTTTGCAGAGTGCAAGAAGGTGGAGACGTTGAAGTACGAGATTATGGCTACGGATATTCCCGATGTATATAAGGTCGCAGATGTGGGGTACCTTCGCGTCCAAACAATGGCCCTATCAAAGAAGCTCCGAACCTTTGGGAGAGTCTTTGCCCTTGAGTGCGTCCAGAACGAAGATGGAACATGGACGCCCGTAATAGATTCTCTACCCTCAAATACAAATGGTTCGTAAACATCTTACTAAAAAGATCGCCGGTCGTCGTCGCCGTAGCCGTACGCAGAAGCGCGGGGGAGGGTACGGATTCGGTGGTTCTGTTCTTTCCAGTGTCGGTGGACCCAATGCGGGAAATGCTATGTGGGATTCCGATACAGGCAAGGACTGCGGCGTCGCGAATCGCGGTGGAAACAATACGTTAGCGGGAGGTCGTCGTCGGGGTCGGGGTAAGGGCAAGAAGACAGCCGGTCGTCGTCGTGGTCGTAAGCACCGGGGAGGCGCAGTGGCTCTCCAGCAGCCTCGTACGGGGTACACGTTCAACGGAAGCGGTGTAGCTGGAACAGCCGATACAGTTCCTGTTGGAAGCCCCGTGATCGCTGTTTGATATTAAATATCTTTGAGTGAATTAATGAAGGCGAACGTAGATACAGCTGTAGCAGCTCTACTCTTACTGATTTCCATCGTATTCCTTGTCCAACGTCGTGTAGGGTACCTAGCCGTATGGCTGCTACTCGTCACGGTAGTTATTGGATATGGAGTTCGGATGCCTCTAACCTTGGCTGTGACCCTCGGTATCGCAACGGTTGCTGCTGTTGTTCTCTTATCCAGCCAGGCCATGCGTGAAGGGTATGAGAACCCCAATGAATCCAAGGACAAGAAGAAGGAGTCCAAGGACGACAAGAAAGACGATAGTGAGCCGAAGCCCCATTCGCCGTCCAAGGGCGACAAGACCGAAGATAACAATATGGACGTCCACCTTGATGCAGGGACGACCGTATTGCATGCGTTTCAGAAACTGAACCCCGAACAGGTTCTGCAGATGCGCGATGATACAAAGGAGCTGATGGAGACTCAGCAGCAGTTGATGGAGACTCTATCGTCGCTCGGACCCCAGGTCAAGCAGGGCGCCGAACTCATCAATAGCTTCAAGGGAATGTTCGGAGGAAATCTAACAGAGGTCCTGAAGCAGTGAGGCCCCTGCCGCATACTTGAAATACTGATGTCCAGAATTTCGCGACCGGATATCTAGAAGGGGTATTCCGTACGCATGGGTCAGAATTTTCCATACGAGAATCGTTGTGCCGAGATTGTAGTGCTCTACCACCTCGCTCCAGCGCTGTATAGCCGATACTAGAACATGTAAAGACGAGGCAATGTACCAGGCCAGAGTGGTAAACGACATATCGTGGGTTCCTCCAAAGTACGTGTACAAGGTGGGAAATCCAAGATAACATACCCAGAACAGAACGTGACCAATCGGATGTATAAGAATGGTCGCATACGTCATCGCATACTCTAGAAAATTCGGGGACCAGAGCGTCTTCTCTAACTCCAGATATTTCCAGACGACGGATCCGTGATTTGGATGTTCAATCATCCTTCGTAGAGGGCTCGGGCTGATCCTCGGAGGAGGGAGGGTCATCAATTACAATACCATCTGCAGGAAATTCCTGCGTCTCAAACGTCTTGGGGTTAATGTAGTACCACGTCATGCCTTCGGAAGCGGGCATGATAGCGCCGAGAACGTCGGGGGTCACGCGATTATCGTAGGCGATAAGGCAATTCAGCTCCTCTGTACAGTCGGTGAGAGTATCTGACGACTCGCCAAACCCAATATAGAGCCACGGAGGAGGCGGTGAGTGAAACAGCTCGGCAAGCTTGTATGGTGAGCGCCAGTGATCACCATCAATCCAGTGAATGGCGACCTTGTGTATGTGATTGAACCCAAGAGTCTTGCGAACATCGTGCAGGATAAAATTGGTTGAGTTTGCGCTAATATCGAGTTCATGGTAATCGGGAACTGAGATCTTGTACCCGCTAGTATCGTACATTGACCACGCCATCGTGTCGTAGGTAGGGTTACGACCATACACACAGACCTCAACTGTGTAGTAGAGATTCACAACCGCATGAAGAATCCACGAACCAACCGTCTCGATAGCATCTTCAAAGCGAGGCATTTTATAATGTATACCTCTACGCCGTAAAACCCTCCATCATCGCACGGTCAAGCTGAAGACCGATCGCAATAGATGTTCCGAGCGCCGTCACGAGGAAGGGTAGAGCCATTAGGAACCAGGCGACAATGCCGAGATTGAGGCGGCAGAGGAGGTCAAGGACAAAGACGGTGGCTCCTCCGAAAACAAGCTTCATCGCAGCCGTGACGAAGGCAAAATCTGCGATATCTAGACCAAGCTGAACGGCAACAAACAGAGCGTAGAGGAGAGCCGGGGGGCAGAGTCCATTGATGAATTTCATTTTCGCGCTTTATGTAGTATACATAAAATATGAACAGCCAGGTCCAACAGGTGATAATGTACACAGGAGCAACACAAGAGGAGGCGGAGAAGGCAGTGAAACTGTATCCCGAAAGTGTGATTGACGCGATTGCCTCGCTTACACTCGTCCCCCAGATTTCAGGGACAAAGCATATCCCTCCTCCTCCGAAGATTGATGATGGTCATGACGAAGAGACGCGTGAACGGATTCGGCAGGGACGTATTCTGGCCGACCTACTTACCTTCGCACCGCAAAACGACCTCCGCGGAAAGGCATCACATTACCCCGTGAAGGAGGCGCAAACCGCAGTGGTGCAGCAAACGACATCCCCTGCTGACCAGCCATCGTCTTCGACTTCTCAGTAGTTACCGCAAACTGAACCGCGTACTCCTGCAACTTCCTCTCTACTGCATCAAAATCCGCGAATACATTCATGGCATATGTTTGGTCGTATGCCCGCCGCGAAGCTTCAGCGTAGACAGATACATCATCCAACTCATTGATGGTATTCACCCATCCTTCTGGGTTCAAAGGGTCGAGTGGGTACTGGCTATCCGCGATCCATTCGTGCATACCTTCTGTGGTTCCTGACGGACGAGTTGTCTTAGGGTCCTTATCGCTTGCTGGATCGGTATACAGAACCGGTATACCATTATACATCGCTTCAAAGGCAACGCGCCCCCAGCTTTCGTAGAATGACGGAACAAGGAGAATACGGGTGCGACTCAGAATAGTGCGTACGTCATCCTGTAGATCGATCCATTCAATATTTGGTAGAGTCTCTGGAACATTAATGCGGTTATAGTATGGGCGGACACCCAAAAACTTTCGATTGGGAAATTTGTTCGCAAGTTCTAGAAACATTGGGAGTCCCTTGAGAAGATTCGCATTGATCAGCGTGATGCAGTCGCCGGTGGGAACTGTTCCGCGTTCGTTGAACTTAATTTCGTTTTCAATCATGGCGGGACGAATGCTCTCCACGATTCGGAACGTAGGTGAAATCGGAACTTTTTCGACAATGTGATTCCGAATATGGTTGGAAATGATCCACAGAATATCTGTCCACTTACCGACACGGGCATATGGCGCAATGCTCTGTGTATCTTCTCCAAAGTGCATAGTGGTTACGAGAGGCTTCTGGAAACGCTCGTTCAACCGTCGAACAATATTCATCATTGGAAAATGTGGGGTTGACCAAACTCCTGCTCCGTTGAGCTCATTTTCCGCATTCGTATAGTACACCCACGGCAGCCCTCGGTACACCCCACGAAGAGAATTCCTGCCCCGGTTTGTGGTCACAAAGGATACTGTATGACCACGACGTTGCAGGTCTTTTGCTATAGCGACGTCGTGGAAGAAGGCCCCGCACGGATCGGGCATCATCTGTGCGAAAAATACAACTTTCATCTCTTTCTTTAATCGGAGACTGCTTTCTGACGAACAAGACGCGTCGGATCCCCGCCGCGCGCCCATGGCTGAACAAAGCTATTTACCGAGCGCATTTCATCTTTGACTTCCTGGAGAAGAGGATCGAACTGTTGGGGGAAGAATTTGTCGGTGACTGTTGAGCACTCCTTACGAGTACGAATTGGCGCACTCTGAATCAGTTGGCTCTCGGTGTCCTTTGCCGCAGCCGAGGGTCCACCTCCCATATTCGGGGTTGTGGCCCACGGACGAGCAAATGTTTGCTGGTGCCCCTTGAGACGCTGGGTTCCGGGGTCACCAAGAGCCAGGCGGGAA